CGGGTTGCCCTCATCACGATCCAAGGGCTGCTTGAGCTCTTGCTGCGTGAGATTGTGGATCGCGGTGCAATCGGCAATGTACGGTGAACGGGTGATGAACTCGCCCGGCTTGTACGCAAACACATAGCCCTTTTGAGGCGGGTAGGGATACGAAACCTGTTTCGCCACGCCCTCATCGTTGATATACCCCGTTGCAATGCCGCCATTCGTGACCGTGAAGTATTCCGTGTCATTGGTGTTCGCAATGCCTGAATTGGTTGACGTGTAATTTGGGGGCGCTTCGTGCCGCAGTCCGGTGAACGAAAACCCGCGCACCTTGATGCCGCTGCGCATCAGGAACATATTGCTCTCTGGCTGCCCGGCCGGCAGACGCAGTTTCGTCACGCGCAAATCGTATCCGTACAATGCGCAGTCGGGCGGGATCTCGCTGTTCGGCTGCACCTCATAATCGCCAGGGAAAACGATGATAACGCTAGGATTGTTCGCGCTTGCGGCGGCATTCAGCGCTTTGTTGATCGTACGAAACGGGAATGAGGTGTTGGTGCCGCGATTGATGTCATTGCCCTGCGTGCTGACGTAGAACGTGTTTCCGACAGGCTGGAAAGTCTCGTCAATGTCCTCCAGCCCAGAAGAAAGCAGGGAACTGAGGGTATATGGCCCACCACCTTCGAGCACTTGAAACTGCCCGATCTGATAATCCCGCGGTCTATTCTCACCTTGCAAAACCGCACGAATAGTAGCGGTGTATCGCGTAACCTTGTCGCCTCGGTCGTTCGGCCACAGGTAAATCTCACCCGTGCCAGTCTGATCATCTAGTGGGGCACTAACTTTGGATCTCGGAACCGCATGGTTATCCCCCACATCCCAAGTCGGTTGATCCAATGCGGCGAAAAACGTCGCGCTATCAAACTCGCTTCCGTCCGGTAGCGTGACGTCAATCAGGATCCGTTCGGTTTTCAACGCCATCAAGGCACCCTCAACTGTTTACGATCTCGCGCCACTCACCCGGCGCCGACAAATACATGGCCGAAATGTAATCGTAACCGATCCGGCCCCAATCAACCGGCCAGTCGTGTCGGTTGTCCAGAATCCAGCTGCGATAAAGGCAAGCCAAATGCGCCACGTCGTTTTCTGTTTTGCAGTACACGATCGCCGTTTCGGACGGATCGGCGCCATCCTCCACCAGAAGCTCGGCACATGTCAGCGCGTAATCATCGCAGTCGCCTTGAAACCGTTCACCACGGCGCACTGCGTCTGCATGAGATCGCCAATCTTCCGGGCGGTCAAACTGTACGCTATCCGGCACATAGTCAAACAGACGAGCAACTTCCAGCTGAATGGCTTGATAATCCACTTCACTCACAGAAGATAGACTCCGGATGCTCGGCACAATGCAAGACGTGACCCAATGGCCTGGCGCCTTCTCCGCGCGTCTCTGGCGGAGGTGTGGGCGCGCAAGCGGCAAGAAAAAATGCAAAGGCCATCACGGATAACAGTCGATTCATCAATCGGCCTCCAGAACAATCCGCGGCTGGTCAATCAACACGTCCTGCGTCGCATGGTTTCCTGCGCCGCTTTGATCGTACCACGTCACTAGGTAGCCATCGCCGCTGCCAATAAAGGCCGCCACTGTCCCATCATCAAACTCGGTGCGCGTGAAGTCCTGCTCGGCGTTGTCGCTGCTGCGGCGGATTCGCGCAACCGTCGTGGTATCCCGATCCAGTCGGCCGAACGAAAATACGGCAACGCCCTCGAACTTGTCCAGCAGGAAAGGCGGAAACCGCTTGCTGCCAAACGGCGAACCAAAGCCCCGCAGCGGCGATACCTTATCCTGATCAAGCATGGCTCACAAAAACCTGCGACCCACCATCCGAGTACGCCCAAACGCGCACCGCGCCGGTGACTCCTGGCCAAATGTCGGACAGGTAAACGTTTCGCTCGCCCTCTCCGGGATTGTACTCGACGCTGCCCTGCCATGAAGTCGGTGCAACGCCGGTAGTCGCCTGGACGTAGACCGTGCCCGTCTGGTTCTGGAACGTAATCAGCTCCACGTCCGCGTCGGTCAATTCAACCCACGCATCTACCGGAACATCTACCGTGGTGTTCTGCGCCATGTTCAATCAGCCTCTTTTTCAATAGCTCGCCGCTTGATACCAATTCGGATCCGCTGCGCTTCGGTCATCTTTCGCGCGGCGTTCACACGATCGCGCAGCTGCCGGGCATCAACGCTGGTGCTCGGATAGGCCGGCATTGCGACCGGCGACACTTCCAGCACCTCAAGATCCTCCAGCGTGCGGATCAACTGGCCGTCATCGGTTTCGGTCACGCTGTCTTTAATAACACGGAAGCCGAAGCTCATACCCTTAACATCGCCACGGCGCACCGTTTCGATATAATTGCCAGCCCACGCCGGCGGGTTGATCTCAGCCAGAACACCGCGCTCGTCCTCAGTCAGCCGCAGCGTGTTGGCGGTAGTGCGCCCCAAAACCTGGCTGGTGTCGTGCGACCACAACGCCAGAACATCCGCACCATCCATCGTGGCCGACCGGGCCGCGCCGGGCGCGACGTATTCAGTAAAGCCCATATCAACCGACGGCTGGTTGTAGCGGATGGCGTAACCGACCATCTGCGGCGTGCCATCTTCAAGCTCCCGCACTTCGACGGGAACCGTAATATCCCTGCGCTCGTATTTCATCGCTTGCCCTCTCTCGTCCCAATAACTCGCGCAGATAGCCGCAGCTTGCGATGCGTCATCCGCAACGCCCTCAGCCAGCACCTCGGGGATGCAGCGCGCCATGAAATCGTCCTCGGATTCATCAGCCTGCGGCGTCGGCATTATCGTCTCCGCCTTGCGCTTCGCCCAGGCTTTGCAAGTCACTCATGTTCTGCTGGATCATCAGCGAATCGCCGCCATCCTGCGGCTCCATGTTCTCACGGCGGCGCACCTCGTTGGGCGTCATGACGCTGTTCTGGATGCCCTGCGCGTAGCCGTTCATCCGGCTCACAAAGTCGCCTCGCAGCAGACCGTCAAGATTAAACTCGCAGTATCGCCGCGAGTTAGCGCCGAACAGTTTGAGATTGATCTCCTGCTCAATCGCCGTGATCCACTGGTTGACCGTATGCTTGACGAAATGTAAGTCCTGCTGTTCGGTGTTGCTGTACGTCCCGTGGGTCAAATCCTGCAAAAATACCGGCGACACGTCGAACACCCGCGCAACCTCCTCCAACTGAAATCGCCGCGAATCGTTCAACTGGTTCTGTTCCGGGTTCATCCCCACAGGAGCCAGATCATGACCGTCCGGTAATACCAGCACGTTCGAGTTGCGCCGGCCAAGCAGCCGCCGCCAAACCTCCTCGGCCGCGCGCTGCGCGGCACCACCCGATCGAATCGGGCCGGTCAGCTTCAACGGCGGAACACCGCCCGCATCAAAATAGTCGGTTCCGTACTTTTCCAGCGCTATGGTTAGCCCGATGGTGCGCTTTAACTTACTGATTGGCGATACGTGCGAAACACCGTCCGGGCCGAGCATCCACGGTACGTCGATGATGTCCCCGGCGTCATAGTCTTTCGGCACCTTGCCGCCGGTGTAACGATAGATCAGCTCGTCGTTGTCGTTGACCATCGGCTCAACATATTGCGGATCCAACGGCCACAGGCCGCGCACGTTGCCCGGCGTCGGCCGATCAATCCAGGTGTACGAACGGCCGGAAAGCAGCACCGACTGCATCAAATGCTTACGCCAGCGGTAGCTTGTCCACCGCTTGTTCGGCATTTGATTGAGCCGCGTATGGATCGGGGTGCCCGACAGCGATTCCCGCGAGTCCTCGCCTCCGCGACGGTACACGCCAATCGGCAGCGCCGCGATCGTAGACGAGAGAACATTAACTGCCGCCCAAACCGCCGGCACAGAAAGCGCCGTTTCGCGATTAACGGTCTGGCCCGCTGCGCCACCAATGTCCTCACCGAACGTCGATTCCCACGCCTCGGCAGACCCCAGCCCAACGGCGGGGTTTTCAATGCTGCTGCGCTGATCAGTTTTCGCGCGCCGGAATGGCCACATGCGGATGCACCTCTGGATTATGTTTTGATCTTGCTCTTAGTATGGCGCGAAGTCAACCAGGCAAACGAAACCCTGGATCCTCAAATGGCGAGTCGGGAACGGCGTCATCCTCGCGCTCTGCAACGGCCCGTGCCATCGCCAGTGCCACCATTCCGTCGATGCGCCCAGTTGCCTTTGACTTGTCCAATTTTCGGTTGCCAGCGGGGTCTTTCGTCGCCGTTGCGTTCGCCGCGCACATATTCAGCACCGGGTTATTCCCGTGCCGAAGCCGACCATTCAGTAGATCCGCTTCCAGCGTGTCCAGCGCCGGGCTCATGTCACGGTATCCCTGCCCGTACTCAATGAGCGGTAGATCCAACCCCAGCTCGGAAAACTCTTTCCTCATCAGCTCAATGCGCCAGCGGTCATAGGCGACCGCCCGGATGTCATAATCCTCCAGCATTTCAGCGATCGACCGCGCGACGTATTCGTAGTCAACCGTGGCGCCAGGTGTTGTTTCAAGCCAGCCCTCTTTTGCCCAAACGTCATAGGGCACCCGGTCGCGCTTTGCCCGGTCGCGCAGCCCTTGATCCGGTGCCCAATGCTTGGCCCGCACGTTCCAACGGCCATCGTCGCCCTGATACACCAACACAAACGCGGTCAAGTCGGTACGCGATGATAGATCCAGCCCCGCGAACGCTGCCCGGCCATTCGGTGCCTCGGGATCATCAGCGCTTTGCTCCCAAACCTTGCGCGTTATGAAAGGCGCGGACATATTGACGCGCTGATTGAGGTAGTAAAGCCGGAATGCTGATTCGCTCGACGGCAGACGAACCGCCTTGTCTGCTGCGGCCTGCACATCCTCAACCGACCGGAAGATTCCGAGCGCCGGATTCGCCGCCAGCCAAGCCTTCTGATCATCAAGCGCCGCATCTTCGGGCGCTTCATAGACGTGGCAGACCGTGCGCGGATC